CACAACTGAAGAGGGCATGAAGGCCCGTGGACTACTGGATAAAGATGGCAATGCTACACAACTTGGCGAGGACTACATTCTTTTGGAGGATCGTGGACTGGTTAAGGATGGTGTATTGACCACTAAAGGTGAGGCTTTTACCACAAGTCTAGACGAACTTACCGATCCTACCGCTTATCTGGAAGGTGGTATGAGCGATGATGCCATTGACCTTAAAAAGGCTGAGTTGTATGCAATACGCAAAAAATTGCAACTAGACGCAGAACCAGAGCGCACATGGACGGAGGCATTTAAGGAATTTGGTGAAGGAGCTGTAGCTATCGGCAAAGGAATTGGTCAAATCGTTACTCCACCCATTGCTAGTTTGTCTGAATCAAAGACAATAAAACAAGCGTATGAAAAAGACATCGCAAAGAAAGCTGAAGCAATTGATTCAATTCTTGAGACTGCGGTAACAAGTGGAGCAAAGTTAACTAGGTTTATTGACAGGCAAAGACTTGATGCAGCCGTATCTATGGGAAATATTCCTCAAGAACGGGCTGATGAGTTAAATAAAAAAAGGGACTATAAACTTGCCCTTATTGAAAGATCCCAAAAAGACATGGATGCGGTTGAAACCGCAAGCCTGATTGGTGCTGGGGAGCAGGTTCTCCAAGCGCAAGAATCAGCGAAATCTCAATATGTAACCGAACTTGGAGAAGAACAGGGTCTTAAAAAATACGAGGAAGATATTAACAATGTACGCGCTGCCGCGAGTCTTCCAGCGGATGTGCCGGGTATTGCTGTTGGTCTAGCCACGGCTGGACTTGGAGCTGGTGTTAATATCATTAGAACTGTCCGTAAAGCAAACCAAGCAAAAAGAGGAATTGAGATCGTTAATTATGGCCGTGAACTTAATGCCGCTAGATCTAGTGTTTTAGCCAACGCTGCTAAACTATCCGATGAGACGGCGGCTGTATCTAGTCAGCTTGATGATGCACTTCGCATTGGTGCTACAGAGAAAGCAACAGAACTGACTGGGAGGCTGGATGACCTAACAACTCAGTCGCAAGCAGTTCAAACCCGCCTTGGCATTATTGATGACGGTATTCAGAATGTAAGTAAGACTGCAAATCAAATTGAAATCGGTTTAGATGCAGCTAGGACGGCTGGAGATGCTGTTCGCGCTGTTGCGTCTGGGGCAACAAAAGGAATGGCAAATGGTGCTGAAAAACTTGGAAATAGTGTTGCTGCTGTTAATGGATTTCTAAAGAAAGTTGAAAGAAGCGTTCTTAGGTACAGAATACCATCTTTAATAGCCACTGGACTTGCTATTCCGTTTCACCAAGCTATTGGTGTATACATGGGGGCTAGGGTTGGTCTTATTGCCGCTGTCCCTGCTCTGCGCAAGATGTCAAAATTTGGCAATGCGGTTAGCGAAGAGCTTTTGGAAAGAAGTAGCTCAACACCGTTCTTCCGCCGCTTGGCCGCAAACGAAAGTGTTGGCGGTATTGGTCGCGCTGTAGCTACACTTGGTGATTACTCTACTCCGCTTGTTCGAGGTTTTGCCAGCATGGCTAAAGGTACGGCTCAAGCCGCTCCTGCAACGCTTTCGTACAACGCTATCAACTCTCAAGGCATTGACGAAAACACGCTTAAATACGCTGCCCGTGATGCATTGGTGTTTGGTGGTCTTGGGCGAGTCATTGGTGGCAAGAAGGATATGGAGCAGGTCAACATTGACCAAATGACCAACTATCGAAATAAGCTAGATGCTGACCAAATAGCTATGTTCGATGGGCTAAAAGATCGTGATTTTAGGTACGCGCTTTCTAACATTGATGCGGCATACCCTGGGTCATTTAAGTGGGAAATTAACACCACCGGTAACAATAAATTTGACCCAGTTGGCAACAAAGCCGTTGTAAACATTAACGACAAGGTCGGGTTCTTAAAAGAAGTAGCCATGCATGAAGCTGGACACATGATTCAGCATGTATGGCAAAAAGATGGTGCTATTGTGTCAAGAATGCTAGGTGACGATACCCAACCAGGACTTGTCCGCAATCCAGACGGAACGCTAGATCCAGAGTTCAAGGCGTGGGCGGACGAATACAACAACCTTCGTGAGCAGAATGATATGACCCCAGCAGCTTTGGATGAGCTCGCTGTTGAGTACTACACAGATCAAGGTGTACAGACGCTGCTAGAGGATACACTTAAAGGCAATCTTTACAAAGAATCACGCAAAACTCCACTTCGACGAGCCGTTGAGGGTAGCTTTAGAACATTGTTTAACGCTACTCCTATTGTCAAAAACCTGCACTTTAAGATGGGTGGTGCGACTGATGCTGGTGGGCGCATGGTGATGGGTACAGGGCTGCTTGCTGACGGGTTCAGGGAGCTTCCAGAGGTTAAGGCAATGGTGCGCCAAATGTACCGCGAGACTGCTGGAAAGCCGAAAGCCGCGAGAGTCCAGAAAGTTGTCGATGTTAAATCCGATAATCCCAAGCACTATCAAGCTACAAGCGTTTTAGATCAAGTTAATAAGCAAATCGTAGAGCGTGGCGAGAAGTTGCCAAACGGTGTCCTTATTCCAGACAAGAACGGCAACGGAGAAGGAATCCTTACTGATGAGCACTTAAAGTCACTAGAGGAAGCTGGGGTTATTGACGATGGTGAATTTGGTAAGGCTTTGCTGCTTCAGTCTGAAATTGAAGTCCCGACAAAGCATGGGACTCTTCTTGTTAATAAACCAATCGAACAAGGGCGTTCGGAACAATTCGGCGGACTTACCGAGAACTATGTTGTCCCCACAAAGTGGATACTCAAGAAAGGTCGTTTATATCTTGAATCAATGGACTTGCGTCAGCTTGAGAAGAATGTTGATAGGGCAGTTAAAAACAAGATTGCAAAGGAACTAAAACTTACCCGCAAGAAGATCTACGAGGATATTGAGAAGTCTGTTGAAATCCAAAACAAGGGTGAATCGACTGATGCCTACTATCAAAGCGTAGATCCTAAGAATTGGCAAAGACGGAAGAACTTTATCAACTCTGTTCAAGGTCAACAAACAACTCGCCAGCTTGGTGTTAACCCAATGATGCAAAAGGTGTCACCAGACCTTGTGACTGGTATCTACCGCACATTTGCGTTTGACCGACTTCAGAGTGCAATCAAGACTTCTGGTGATGTTGTTATTCCATACGGCCCGACATCGTACTACAGCCTTCGTGACAACTTGATGCCCCAGTCACCAAGATTCAATCGAAATGGAGAGTTAATTTATGAAAACAAAGAGCAAAAAACAGGTAGGATACCTTCTCAGCAAGGTGTCGCCATTGACCAGCAAGCAGCAGTCCAAGCTCAAGAAGGAGTTGCACAGTGGCAAGGTCAAGGTCAAGAAGGGCAATTAAGGTTGATGCCGCAAGGCAAACCAAAGGCAACAAGGCTTGCTTCTGAATTAGCTAAAAGGGCAAAAGTGCCATTGTCAAAAGTACAAGGTTCTGGCGCTGGTGGGTCAATCACACCAAATGACATTCGGGCTTACATTAACGAGCAGGAAGGTAAGTTTAAGCCATTGGCGTTCCAGAAAGAACCACCTATAGCGATTGACCCAACAATCTCAGACTTAGTTGGAAGCGAGGTTGAGTTTCAAGGTCGCGTTGGTACTATTGTGGATGATGGTGGGAGGCCAGTCCTGCAAGATGCAGATGGTGTTGTTTACGAGCTTCCGTTTGGTTATTTCACCGATCAGGGTTCAAGGCAACTTGGGGTAAGACCTACTGGCAAACGAGTTGTTGACAAGAACAATCTAATCAAAGAGTTTGAGGAAACCTCAAGACAAGAGCTTCGTGACATCTTTGGGTACATTGACGACACGACCGACAAAATTGTTGAGCTTGCAGAACTTGGGAATTCCGTTAAAAGATCTAAGAACCGCAAATCTGAAATTGTTCGTGAGACTCCAGAGTTTCAACAGTATGTTCGTGGCTTAACTGACCAACAGATCCTACAAGCATGGGACAGAACAGAAAAAGCCTTGAATCGCGCAAAACAATCGAAAAATATAAATAATGAAGACATCAAAGCCATTATCGACAAACTCGAAGGAGACATCAGAAACATCGAAAAGCTCGCAGAAGCCATTGATGTTCTCAAACAGCAACGCATTTCTCGTCCGCCTACTGGCCAAGAAGCAACGACAGCCGTATCAGGCACAAGCCAATCCGATTTAATGGCCCAAATGGAAGCTGAAGCCAGGGCGGCTGGAGCGAAACGCAGAGCGTCAAGCATTGGTACGCCGAGTCGTAGGTTGGCAACTCCAAGTATTTCCGAGACTTATCGGAGGACTGGCAAAGAATATCGCAATCCAACTCTTGCCAGAAGCATTTCTCTTGCTATAAGTGGGCAGTCGCAAGAACGCGACCGAAACAAATGAGCGACGAAGACCTATCAGCGATTGATAGCAAAGAGGCGATGAAAGAGTTCTTCCTTGAGGTCAAGGAAAGGGCTAAGCAATTCCCTCGGAACACTATCGAGAACTACAACCCGAATGTGGCGGCACAGATCCTCTGGATGCTGGCGCAGGGTGGGCGTATCAATGCTATTGCCAAGAAGTGCAAAGTGACGCATGAGACTGTTCGTGCGCTGGAGTGGAGGCATAACGATACGCTGGAGTCAAAGCGCAAGGAGTTCTCCAAACGCTACGCCATTGCTGCTGCTGAGTACACCGACCTGTTGTTCGAGAAAGCCGAACAACTGAGCCGTGACCCAGACCAACTTAAGGCAATTTCCCCAGACCGATTGGCGTTGACTATTGGCATTATGACCGATAAGGCTGGACAGCTCTCTGGCATGGCGAGTACTATTGTTGAGCATCGCAAGGGGCCGTCTATTGACGATGCTGCCAAGATGATTGCAGAGGCTAAGTCTAGGATTGCCAATAAAGTCAAAGCACAAGCGGTAGAAGCTGAAGTAATTGAATAAAACTATGAATACGAAAACGATAGATGAAAGAATTGATAGCCTTCTCGCTTCAATAGATGGAGACAAAGAATCAATGCTTTATAGACATGATAGTAATCACATTGAATATAAATGGGCGTTTCATGTCGGGAATCCATCTAATTGTGTTTGCTTGGGCGAGGTGGATGGTATTTTGGTGTTTAAGGGTAACTCGATTGAGAGTGTTCTTGATCAAGCTGAAGCACATTTCTTGAACGGGCATGCCAATGATTAAAGAACCAGAATCGAGACACGCTGACCACCTCAAGGACGGTGGAAATTTAGTTCGCCACTACATGGTCGAGCATGAAGGAGTTCAGCACAAGTGCCATACGCTATTCTACGCCTCGTACTTGGCCGAGAAACTCAACGCCAAGGTTTGGCATGCGGTGCTAGAGAAGCACATAAGACCATTTATAGGCGTTTGTCAGCACTGCCAGAACAACAAGAAATATAGTGAGCTTCACTTTGTTGACGGGAATCGCGGTTCGTTACCTCCAGAGGACGATACCTTTGGGTGTGATTATTGTGATAGTGTCTACCACATCAAAGACATCCTAATGGAGACTGGTGCGTATAAAACGAACTAATGCAGTGGCGCAAACATCCAATTCTTCAGCCTCCCAGCGATGACGAGGTTGCCTTGATGGAGCCAGATGATCTCATTGAGCTTCATCGGATATACCATGAGGCCATTGAGAACGCTGAGAAAGATCCATTCCGCTATGGGTTTAGGCTTCCACACTGGGAGAAGGCTGAAGAACAATTAGCGCAAGTCTCTGAAGTACTGGCACTTGGGGGAAACAGGTCGGGCAAAACTGCGTGGGGTTCTTACTGCGTGGTAAAAGCCGCCATCGAGAACCCAAAGTCAGAAATCTTCTGTTTTGCTCAGACCTCGGAGGTTAGCATCCGCCAGCAACAGAGCGCGGTGTGGAACTGGTTACCGCATGAGATGAGGACAAAGCAAACCTCGGCTAACGCTTACATCTCGTACACGAAAAAGAATGGTTTCACGGATAACTCGTTGATCCTGCCCAATGCGTCACAGATTATCTTTAAGACCTACTCTCAGTATCAGAACAATCCAACTATCTTGGAAGGTGCGGAGCTTGGTAGCCGTGACCCCCAGTGGCATAACATCGGCGTATGGCTCGATGAGTACTTACTTGGTAACGAACTTATTGACACCCTGCGCTTCCGTCTCGCTACCAGAAACTCCAAGATGCTGGTGACATTCACTCCGATTGACGGGTGGACTGAGGTGATTAAGGAATACTTAGATGGTGCTACAAGCGTCCAGAGCGTCGAGGCTGAGCTTCTCAACGGTGAGCTTGTCCCCTATGTCCAAAGGAGTAAAAAGCGCAACGCCAGCGTCCACTACTTCCATAGCAAGGATAACCCTTTCGGTGGCTACGAGCGAATCAAGGAAACCCTAGTTGGAAGGCCTCGGGAGGAGATCCTAATTCGCGCGTACGGGGTTCCAGTTAAGTCCCACGCCACCAAGTTTCCCAAGTTCAATAAAGAAGTCAATGTTGTCCAGCCATCAGAGATCCCAACTACGAATGTTACTCGCTATCAGATTATTGACCCGGCGGGTGCAAAGAATTGGTTTATGGCTTGGATTGCTGTGGATGCGTCTGGCACATTTTGGGTATATCGTGAGTGGCCGGGTGTCGATGTAGGCGACTGGGCTGAGTGGAAGGGTGGGAAGTGGATGCCAGGACAAGGGGCCAAAGGACAGGGCTTTGGTATCCGTGACTACATGGACTTAATTGCCGAGCTTGAGGGTGACGAGAAGATCTTTGAGAGGCTGATCGACCCTCGGCTTGGGGCTGCAAAATACCAGTCTGCGGATGGGGCATCTTCCATCATCGAGGACTTGAATGATGCTGGCATGGTTTGCATTCCAGCTCCGGGATTGGACATCGACGATGGATTGCAGGCACTTATTGGCAAGATGTCATGGGACACCACTAGACCCGCAGATTCGGTCAACCGACCGCATTTCTATGTCTCCTCGGAATGCGAGAATATCATCCAAGCGTTGTCGGAGTACACGGGTGACGGGGGGTTGAAGGAAGCATGGAAAGATCCAGTCGATGTGTTGCGTTACGCCGCCATTGCTGGCATAGATCATGTTGACGAATCCAGAAATCTTGCTACAAGACAGGGAGCAGGAGGCTACTAATGGACAATCTAGAACAAACTCAAGCATTCAGTGACACTCTTGATTCAGCTATCGACCGATTCACCCAAGAATTTGACTTGAGTTATGCGTCCGTCATTGGCGTACTTGCAATGAAGGCTATTGAAATCACCATCCAATCATCACTTAATTATGAAGACGACAACGAAACCAGCCGCTAAACGGGGCAGACCTCCTAAAGCTAAGCCAGAAACCCTTGATTCCCCCGTGGAACCTCAAGATGATACCACCTATGAGGGCGACTATCTAGTTATCCGTAAATGCCCAAACCCTAGTTGGGTAATGGTTCGCATGGATGGTGAGGCGGTCCCAGTTAAGGCTCCACCTAGGGTTTCGCACAAACTAGTTGGCAAACCTATAAAAGTTGTTATGATACGCCCCGAAGTAGGCGAGCAGTTCTACGAATACATGCCATCATGAGCGCACCAACAGAAGAGCAAGAAGAGTCGATGATCTACGCCGAGGACGGCCCTAATGTCATGGCGTTGGCTGATGCCTACGATAAGTGCCTTATTGACTTGGAGGAGTACTTCGAGGCTTGCTTGCGCTCGTATGATGACCGCCGGAACCTTTGGGAGGGTAAGAGCGACGACCTCCGTAAACAGGGCGCAAATGCCTTTCCTTGGCAGGGAGCTAGTGATATTGAGGTCAATGTTGTCGGGGAGCGTATCGACGCATTCGTGGCCATCCTAGACCAAGCCTTGCAGCGTTCCCACATTAAGGCGTTCCCGACTTCAATGGCATCCATGCCCCGCGCCTCAATGGTGTCTGGATTCCTTAAATGGATGCGCTCGTCTTACATCCCGAACTTCCGTCAACAAATGGAATTGGGTGCTAATTATCTGCTAGAGAAGGGGTTGATGGTGTCATATGTCGGATGGAAGCGTGAAAAAAGGACATACTTGCAACAGGTATCCATCGAGGAAATCGCACAAGTCTCCCCCGATCTAGCGGAACTTATTGTTAGTGGTGCTGATGACGAGATGGTATTCGGCATGCTTCAGACAGCGTTCCCCGACCTATCGTCAAAGCGTGCAAAAAAAGCCATTATGGATCTTCGTAAGAAGGGTCTGGCTGAAGTCTCTGTCCCTCGTACATCGGTAGATTGCCCAGTAGTTTACTCATTCGCCCCCGATGGCGAGGTGCTTTTCCCATCGTATGTGACCGATCCTCAACGCGCTCCGTATGTGTTCTGGCGCACATTCCTAACATCTCAGGAGCTTGAGAAAAAAGTAACCTCCGAAGGTTGGGATGCCGACTGGGTTGAGAATGCTATCGAGCGTCTCCGTGGCAAAGATAGCATGTACTTGGATGGCGAGAAGCTCAAGACAATCGACCGCTTGCCTATCACGGACGACAATGACCTCGTAATGGTGGTGTATGGCTACCAGCGTTTGATCGACGAGGAAGATGGATCTGAGGGCATCTACTGCACGGTCTTCCACCCAACCACCGAAGGCTACGCCAAACACGAACTTCTTAACGGCTATGACGACTACCCCTTTGTGGTTACGCGCCTATCGAACGACCAGAAGCGCATGTACGAAACCCAGACCTTCTCGGACATCCTCCGTGGAGCGCAAATGCAAATCAAGACCGAGCGTGATTCTCGTATTGATCGTGCTTCTCTGGCTACTCTCCCTCCATTGTTGCACCCGGCTGGTCGTCCTCCCTCTGACTGGGGGCCAGGCGTAAGGGTTCCGTATCGTCGCCTTGGTGAGATCCAATGGGGGCCACCGCCTCCAGCCGACAATGGTTCCATCGAGGTTGAGGTATCCATGACCGCGCAGGCAGACCGTGCTGTTGGTCTTGATATGTCCAATCCAATCTCCGCCTCCCGCCAGCAATTCGTGGTATCAAAGTTCTTGGATCATGTCCGCGATGTACTGAATATGGCGTGGAAGTTGTATCAACGCATGGGGCCAGATGAGGTGTTCTTCCAAGTAACTGGCAATCCAAACCCCCAAGTTATGACCAAGGGTTCGGCTGATGAGAACTTCAGCATCGTGGTCAACTTCGACTCACAGAGCAACGACCCAGAGACTGCTGAGACTCAGCTCAAGAACATGGTGTCATTGGTGCAGCTCGACCGCAACGGCATCATGGATGTGAATAAGTTGCTTGAGTTTACGGCATCTAGCATCAATCCGATCTTTGCTGACTATGTTCTCCAGCCTGCCGAAGAAGCTCAACAGAAGGTCGCTAAGAATGTTACTGACGACCTTGCTAAGATCTTCGCTGGCATTGAGGTTCCTGCCCAGCCTAATGGCGCACAGATGGCAATGCAGATGATTCAAGCCTATGTCCAACAACCAGACATCATGCAACGCGCACAACAGGACGAGGCGTTTGGTGCAAGGCTTCAGAAATATATGGAGGCTTATCAGTTCCAATTGCAACAAATGGAAAATGCCGAAATTGGTAAAATTGGAGTTCGCCCCGCTCAAATGGGTGGAATCATAACGCAAAACATGCAGCAAGGATAACTTATGAAAAAAGGTAAATCATGTGGCTGCGGTCACGAGAAGATGGAGCGTAAAGGCAAGGGCAAAGGCAAGGGCTATGTCGAGATTGAGATCAAGATGAGCCGTGCGCCCAAGAAAGCTGCTAAGCGAAAGTAAGCCATGACACCAATACCGAAACCAAGCATCCAAGTAGCCGTAGAAGCCCTTCGTGACCGCGAGGAATATGCCGCTATCCTTCAGTTTATCCACGATGAGCGTGAGAAGTTCTTTGGAGACTTCCGCCAAGCAGAATCATCGAATGATGTGATGAAGCTCGCAGGAAGCATCTCTACGCTGGATGAACTACTTTCAGTCTTGGCTTGACAAACCCGCTAAAATAGTCTAAGCATTCCCCGCATTCAACTTCGGTTGCGTGTGTTTTGTTTCATCGTTCGTTTCATAGTTTGCGCCCTCGGTAGATTAAAACCCTGCCGAGGGTGTTTTCTTTTGAGCTGTTAAGTATTACTTAATACCTCAATGGTAATTAGTATTACCAATTGTTAAATTGTGTTACATTTGGCCAATCTTGTAACATTTGACTTACGCTTGACTTACACTTGACTCCCGGCATTCGAGGAAGGCTCTAGGGCTACTTGAAATATTGTTTTTTCTTTTTCTTTTGAAGTTGGTGGTTGAGTTTAGGCATCTTCCGTATTCCCTCTTGAGCTGGAGTCCAATGCTTGTACTTATCTATCATTCTTTTTACCTCGTCGAATGACAGTCTAAACCATTCTCCAGACTCATGCCTTGAAATGCAGAACGAATGGATGCAACTTTCTTTTAACTTGCTGCCAACCATTGTAGCCTCAACCCTTAACTGTAGCGGGCAACTAGTTCTTAGACTCTGAATCCTAGCGTCAAGTGTTTTAGGGCTTTTGGTAAAACCAATCTTTACCATCATGCTGTTCCCTGCTCTGATTACATAGATCATATTGTTTTGATTTAGTTTTATTCTGGGCAATACCCCCCCTCCCCCCATTGGAAACAAATCCAACAGTGGGAAGAGGGTGACCCTCATCGCCTTGTTTTTATTCCCGCGACGATTTAACCCCTAGGAATCTATTGCCGCTTGCTTTTGTGCCAGTGTGCAGGATTGGAACTGGATCGGCTTACCCCATTAAAAAACAAGGGCCGACACGAAGGAATGAGCTATCCGTGCCGGCCCTAGATCCAGTGTTTTAAGCTGGAGGGGTGATTGGTGACGCTGGGGCTCATTCCTCGTCGACGCAAATAATGCACGATTTTTGCGTCCCGTCAACAGGAAATCTTTAAGATCACAATTTGTGATGAGTTTAAGGTCGCAATTTGCGGCCAAGGGTTAAGCCAATCCCAAAGATGCATGCTTAGCCCGAAAGACACACGCTAGACGGGAAAAGACGCATGTTTTTGCGTCAAATCTTGTGACAAAAAGTACCCAGTATTTGTCACGGTTTCGTCAGAAAAACTACACATTATTTCTGACATAATGCGTCAAATTTAATACCTTACCAAACTACTTGACTTAGTAAGGATTAAATGCTTGACTTCGCTCATCGCCACCGCAGGGCGTTAACCAGCGTACAAAATGACTAATACCAATCAAGCTAACGCCGAGGCTGAAGAATCGGTGGACAATATCTCATTCGAGGAGCTTATCGCTCGGAGAATTGGGGAAGCAACTGCACCAGAGGAAACCGAAGAGGAACCCCAGGATGCCGAGGAAACCGAAGAAACCGAACCTGCCAGTCAAGAGGACGAGGAAGAGGTGGAGGAAACCGAGGAAGAATCCGAGGAGGAATCAGAGGAAACCGAGGAGCAGTCAGACATAGACCTGTTGAATCTCTCGCCGGAGCAGATCCAAGAGCTTGCCAAAAAAGGTAAGAGTCGCCTCCTTCAACGGATTGGTGAACTCACCGCCCAAAAGCGAACCTTAGAGGAAAAGCTCGCGGCTCAACCGCAGATGACTCGTCAAGTCGAGGAGAACGAGATCCCAGAGGCTATCCGTAAATTGGAGAGCTTCGAGAACCTCAAAGACTTCTACGACGAAATGACGAAGACTCTAGAGTCAACTGACGAGATCTTGGATGAACACGAAGACTACGGCCCTGATGACATCATCACCGTTGGCGATAAAGAGTTCACCAAGCGTCAAATCCGCAAGGCCAACAGGAACGCCAAGGAAGCACTTACCAAATACATCCCAGCCCAACAGCAGCAGTTGATCAAAGTTGCTCAGCTCGGTGAGATGTCCAAGCAGTACTCCGAGGCAGCACGAAAAGAAGTTCCAGAGATCCAAGACGAAGAGTCTGAGATCGGGAAAAGATACAAGGTGCTAGTCGAAGATCCCCTAGTTTCCAGAGTGAAACGCGAAATCCCCGAGATTGGGATGCAAATTGAATACATTCTTGCTCATGCGGCAAGGTCTATCTTTGGAAAGAAAGCTAAGGCTATCCAAGCTGGAGCTGGGAATAAGTTGAAGGTGTCACCACCCGCTTCCCCAGTTGGATCTGGTTCGGTTAAGTCTGGTTCTAATGCCAAAGCAAAGGTCAAAGACGCATACAGCAGGTTTGAAACGACTGGTTCGGTCGATGATTGGGTTGCCTCACGAATCGCTAAGTTAAAATAACCTTTATTAAATCACTATTATGAGTATCTCGAATACCTATCAACCAAATGCGCCCCAAGCCAAGCTCGGCACGGGTTCCGCTATCTCCAACCGCGAGGATCTCAGCAACGAGCTGACCCTCCTTGCTCCAGAAGAAACCCCGCTCCTTAGCCTTTGCGCCAAGGGTAAAGCAAGTGGTACTTTCAGCGAGTGGACTGCCGATGTGCTTTCGTCTCCTTCGACTGCTGGTATCTCTGAAGGTACGGATGTTACTTCCTTTGATGACAAGTTCGCTAGCCGCGCTCGTCTTGGCAACTACACCCAAATCTTCCGCCGCGACTACATCGTGTCGAACCTGCAACAAGCTGTTAGCTCTGTTGGCCCAGCCAATGTTGCTCAAGCTGAAGCAAAGTCGATGCGTGAACTGAAGCGCGATGTCGAAGCTGCTATCTGCTCGGACAATGATCGTTCCGTTGAGAACGGTGCTGGTACTCCATATGCCCTTCGCGGCCTTGGTAACTGGCTCAGCTCGTCTGGCCCTTCGGATGTTCCTGCCGCTTATCGTACG